ATTGGGTGTTCAGTATTGATATAGCTGAAGGTAATGGTGGTGACAATTCCGTTATTAATATGTTCCAAGTAGTTCCATTAAGTAGAGAAGAAATTAAAGAGATGCATGGTCCAGGAGCTATGTACGACTTCTTTAAACTGAAACAAGTAGGCCGATTCTCAAGTAATGAACATGGAATCGAAGATTTTGCTAAAGTTCTTTATATACTGAACTACGACTTATTCTATTCAGAGAATGTAAAACTTATCATAGAATACAATGCATACGGTGCAGTAATGATGAAATACTTATCAACTATCTTCCCACAGAGAAATGATTTTGATGAGGAATCAGTAGTTAAATTTAAACACAGACATGATGCAAAAACGTTAAACTACGGATTAAAAATTAAAAAAGACAATAAACCTATTTTATGTCAAAACTTTAAGAAGGTTATAGAACTCAATAGAATGGAGCTTACAGACCATATGACAGTATACGAGATAAGTAAATTTGGTAAACTAGCAAACGGTAGTTATGGTGGCCAAACAGGTAATGATGATTTAGCTATGTCATCTATCAATTGTGCAGAGTTTGTGAACACAGTAGATTATGCCGATTTTATTGAAGAAATGTTAGATATTATAGATGATGAACTTCATGAATATATGGAAGAAATTCTGTATAAAGGAAAAGATAGAACAGATGGAGATTTACATTATGATATTTACGACCTATTGAAGGGATAAATACATAAAATAAGAAGATTATAATATGCGTAAACTTATAACAGAATCACACAGTCAATTTCTTTTAGAGAAGAGTGTTGATATGGTTGCTACGATACTAGATGCATTCAATGGAGCAGGATATCCTGCAGAAGTTGATAGCACTATTAAGCCTGTAATAGATAATACAGGAATGGATGCATCAATTGATTTAGTTGTGCAGTTCAAAAAAGGTGAAGATTATATCTCTATCAACGTTCTAAGTGGCGTTGTATATTGGAACGATTTTAAAACTAGCACTAAGCTTGGTGAGATAACTGACCAGAAAGACTTAGTTAAAGGCATTAAGAAGGTTTTTAAGTAAAGATAAAATATTTGAATTAAAGAACAAGAACGCGGATATATAATAAAAGAAAAAAAATCCAGAATACTATGGCATTAAGTCCAGAATTATTACAATTTAAAAGTTCAGGTGTATATAGACTTGAATTTGATAGAAGTCAGACAGCTGATGTACCTTCAGAGACAATACGTTTAGTTGTAGGTTATTCAAACAAAGGACCTTTCAACACTCCTATCTTCATTAACGACCCAGCTTTCTTCCAGGAAGTATACGGTGGTATTGACAGAACATTGGAAAGAAAAGGCGGTTATTTTCACAGAAGTGCATTAACAGCTTTAGAAAGAGGCCCAATCCTTGCATTAAATCTATTAAGATTAAACAACGATACTGAAAGCCCAACAGTTGATACGATTGATTATCAAACATTCTCAACATCAGCAACCTTAGCAAACTCAGCTGAAAAGACTGCGTTATACTCAGGTTTCTATAATAAAGAGAAATTTTGGTTCCCAGAAGCGGAATCAATGCTAAGAACTTTAAATACTAACTCTGAATTATTTCAGTTAGTTAATTTAAAGCAAAAACCTATCACGGTTTTAACAAGAAAAGCTCAAAATCTTTCAGGTTTTGATATCATTGCAAAAGAATGGTACGGTGCAGAAAATGTACCTGACTTCATGAATGAATATGACTATATTAGCGATTATTTCGTTGATGTGATTGTATTAGATGGAGACTATAGCGATTATGCTAAACTTGCAATTGACCCAATCTTTTCAGATTATTTCCACTCAACAAAAGGAATTATAAAGTCATCAATGCAGACTTTCCTTAATTTACCTGAAGTTAACACTTTAGCAATTTATACTGGTACACTTGTTCCAGATTTTATTGACCAAGATGGTAACAACATGTTCTTACAAGACCTTGTTAACTTTGAAACAAGTAAAACAGGACTTTTCTGTGCAATCAATAAAGAATTATTTGATTCAGGTGATATCCTTTCAGGTGTTAAACAAGTTAATTATGACGGTAGTAACTATTCAGGTATTGATTTAGTTGGTCATAATTTAGAGTATGCAGTTAATACAGATGAGAATTTTAATAGAATCCAATATCTATCTTATGATAGACTGATTAAGGATGATTTAAACTACGGTGAGAGTCAAACGGAAGCTATTGATTTTGATGTTGTTGCAACAGCAAACGATATTAACTTCGATATTATACCAGCAAGTACTGGCGGTGCAACAGCAACACCTCCAATGTCAGTAGCAGCAGTAACTGGTTCAGGAACCGCTAACTACCAGATTATAGTACAAGCAAGTGGACCAACTGCACATCCACAATACAGTGAAATAGAAAGCAGTTTATTTAATAATACTCCAGGAGGAACAAGCAGAACAGTAGGTTCATTCGTTCTAATGGTGAAAGCTGGAACCTACAATTGGGCACCAGTAGTAACTCTTCAAGAAACAGGTGGTAAATTATACATCGGACTTTCAGTAGAAGGTGATGGATATGCTATTCATTTAGATACTTCAGGAGCAACTAATAAAATGTTCTTCATGTCAGTACCAGATTTTGCAAAGAGAACTCTTGCAGTATCAGACGGTTTTGACGGTGTGAATTACGGAATCTTATCAGCTCCATTTAATGGACTATATGATGACTTTGATGAAGGTATTTTAACTTCAGGTGATGCAGTAGTAGCTAATACAGGTGCTTCATTCGAAACGTTATTCCTTTCATTCTCTAAAACAACAGCAGTTGCAATGGTAGTTGATGACGGAACTTATGGTTTCCTTGATGGTAACGAAGTTCTTCAAGCAGCAACACATTATTCAGTTCCTGTAGTATTAGAAAAAGCACATACATCAGCAACATTAACAGTAGCTACTCTTTCAGAATTACCAGCATTTACAGCAGGTAACTATAAAGATACTAATGGCGATGTTACAACAACTGAAATAGAGATAATTCAATCGTTAGCTGGCGCTATAAATGCAGTAATGAATATTATAACTTCATTAGGAGCTAATCAATTTACATTATCAGCAGCAACATATAACAATGCTATTGCAGTAGGTGATTATATCGTAGCAGATGCAACTGGCCCAGCTGGAGAATCAAGATTAACGAAAGTTAATAGAATTTCTCAATCAGGTGATACACTTACAGTAACTACAAATGAGAAGGTAAAACTTAGCGTAGTAGGTGGAGTAAGTACAATAGAAAGATACAAGCAAATTGAATCAGTTATAGAGTATTATAAATTATTTGCACTTAACGGATTTACATTAAGAAGTAACTACCATGTTCCTAATGGTACTCAAGATAGAATTGATGAAATTTTAGATGAGACAATCGGTTCAGGTACGAACTTATACAAAGCTTTAGTAGATAAAGAATCTATAAGTTACAGATACATTGTTGATACTTTCGGAAAAGGTATTGCAAACGAATCTAAGAAGCAATTCTCTATCCTTGCACAAGGAAGACAAAATGCTTTAGCGTTAGCAAGTGCACCTTCAATGGAAGACTTTAAGAAGTCAACTGACCCTGTATTCGTAGATGCAAATGGAATACTACAAACACACTTTATTAAAGACGGTGGAGATTTAACTAAGAATCCTACATTAGTTTATTCACTTCCATCACTTGCAAATGGTGCAAACTATATTTCTTTCTACGCTCCTTACATCGTTGTAAGAGATAGAGGTAAGAACATTAACGTACCACCTGCAGCATATGTTTCTAATAACTTTGTTGCTAAGTATATAAATGCGCTACCTTGGTCAATCGTAGCAGGTCCAAGAAGAGGAGTTGTAAGCGGTAAAGGTGTAGTTGGTTTAGAAATGAATTTCGATAGAGAAGACAGAGATAATCTTGAACCATTCGGAATCAATCCAATTATATTCCAAAGAGGCGTTGGTTTACAAATCGCTGGTAACAAAACTGCTCAGCAGTCAATTAAATCAGCATTATCTAGTACTCACGTTAGAGAGGTATTAATTTATATCGAAGACGGTGTAGCAGAAATTCTTAAGAATTATCAATTTGAGTTTAACACTCCACAAACAAGACTTGAAATCAAGACTCTTGCAGATAATTTCTTAGAGTCAGTAAGAGTTGATAACGGTGTATATGATTATAAAAACATTATGGACACAACAAACAACACTACAGACGTAATAGATGCTAATATGGGAATCTTAGATACTTACGTTGAACCTACAAAAGGACTTGAAATATTAGTTCACAGAACAACAGTTCTTAAGACTGGAGCAATTCAGACAGGACAATATTTATAAAATCTAATTAAAAAGGAATCTGCTCAGCAGGTTCCTTTTATCACAATTCCCTAAAAGGAATAGATATATAAACAAAGATAGAAAAAAATTAAAGAAAAATGGCATTACCACATTATAAAGTATCGAAAGCATCAAGTAAACAAGAGGACCCAGTATATCCTAACTTGTTTGAGGTAACATTTTTACCACCTAATGGTATAGATGGCGGCCTGTTATTAGAGCATGTTAATAGTATCGGAGGTCTTGGAGGAGTTAATCCTGCAATAGATGCTGTAGGTCAGAAGTATAAGTTCGCAGATAGAAGTTTTGCTGCAATGCCTGGTACTACATCAATTGACGTAACTGTTAACTTTTCTCTTAACTTAAACGAATCAAATCAACTTTACATATACAAGACTCTAAGAGACTGGTATAAGAAGGTATATGACCCAGAAACAGGCGAAATGGGCTTGAAGAAGGATTATACTGGAACACTAATTATTGTACAGTACAACAGAAAAGGTGAGATTTTTAGAAAGCTTACATTATTTCACGTATTTCCAAAAGATGGTTTATCTTTAGCAGATTCACTAGAATATGGAACTAACGACCCAGTAGCAATTGACATGGCGTTCAAGTGTGACCATTGGGAAGAAGAATTAGCTTAAAGTTAAATAAAACATATTTAAACCGGAATTACTTTCCGGTTTTTTTAGGGTGATACGATATATAAAATACTATTATACTATAAAAATATAATAATATGAAATGGGAGAACAATTAACAGAAAAGATACAAGTTCTAATTTCTAAAGAAAGCTTAAGAGAATTAAATAAAATGATTCTTACTAAAGCGCTTGATGATGGTGAAAGACCAGAACCACTTTCAACATTTGTCAGAAATCTTTTACAAAGAGAAATTGCATTGTATAACGAACAAAAAAACAAGGTTCAAGATTCTTTCGTAAAGAAAGACGTTAAAGAAATAACAAGAAAAAATTAATCAAAATGGCAGAAAACGAAGAAAAAAAGAATCAAGCATTTGAAGACAAAGCTCGTGAAATCGTAGAAAGAAAAGAAGCGACTGGAGAAAATGCACATGGTGGCCAAGAAGTTGAAAAAGTAGAGGTTAAAGACCCTTATTTAGAAAAAGCTGAGAAGCTTAAAGAACTTACAGGTAAAGATAATCTTGGTAAAGTAAACATAAAGGGTAGAGATTCTGGAGAATTTGAAAGTGCCGATATGTTAATGGGATGGCATAGTATTTATACTGACGATTTACCTTCAACTGGTAAATTTTACCTTGCAGGAATCAAGATGCAAATCAGGGCTGCAAAGGTGAATGAGATTCGTCATTGGTCTACACTTAATGAGAGAGACTTATTCGATATTGAAGATAAGTTAAATTATATTCTACAAAATTGTGTACGTATATCGTCAGAAGGTAGAATGTTAAGTTGGAAAGATATTAGAGAAGAAGACAAGATTTTTATTCTTTTAAAGATTAGAGACCTTACATTCCCAGAACCTGAATCAAGACTTCAATTCAAGAAGAAATGTCCAGATTGCGGTGAAGAACTTACAATCGAAATAAAGCCTGATTCATTTGGCTTAAATGAAGTACCTGCACATATTGAAAAATATTACAGCGAAGAAGAAAGATGTTATGTCATCCAAACTAAATCATCAGGTATTATTAGAATGTCACCACCATCAGTAGGTGTGATGAAAGTACTAGCTGACTATGTAGATGGTAAGCGTAGAAAAGATGAAGGTTGGGACAAAGCGTGGACACAGATTCTGCCTTATATCCAAACTGAGTGGAGAGGATTCAAAGAAAAAAATATATTCGACGGTGAAGTAGACTTTAAAGGTTGGGATACTACTAAGTATAACGTAGTGTACGCTATTGCTGAAAAGATGAAGATTGGTGTTAAGCCAAATATAGTCCAAGAATGTCAAGAATGTGGTGCTGAGGTCGCCACCCGAGTAGACTTTCCTGGAGGCATCAAAGCTCTTTTCATGCTTCCAGATATCTCTGGAGAATTACTTTAAAATGAAGTTCTATCTCATGCACCATTTACACATTAACCCAAGTGAGATAGAACTTTGGGAGTTTTATGAATATCAATACACGATAAATAATTTAGTAGAGCACCTGAAGAAAGAGAAAGATGGTCGTAAAGACCAGGAAGAGCAAAGCGCCGAACAATATGGTAACATGTCAAGTTCGATAAATAAAACACAAACAAGTGGCGTAAAAGGTGCAGATAAGTACATGAAAGGAATTTCTCCTATGGCTGGTTTAAAAACCACAGGCTTAAAGAGTCCTAGCATAAAGATACCTAAAATGTAACTTGTAAAAAATTATCAATGATTGAATGGGTTTTAATATATTCGCTTCTCCTTTCGAGAAAATGTCACAAGAAAATCAGCAAGCTATGGTTGATGAATTATCTGAGATTAATTTAGCTCTCAGTGATTCATCACACCCATACTTCGCTGCGATTATCAACATATCTGATAAGATAAATCAACTAGTTGAAATTAACAAATCTATTAAGACCGCCATAACGGAAGGTCCTAGTGGAGGGGACGGAATGAAAGCTGCCGAACTTCAAGCATTAGGTGTAACAGTCGAGATGTTTGGTAAAGGTTTGACAATGATTGTTGATGCAGTAAAAGCCTACAGTACAGTAGATGGTAAAGTCTTTGATAGTCTTATTGATGGTATCACTAAGATGGGAGAAGGTTTCAAAAAATCAGAAAAAGCATTTGAATTTTTCTTAAAGGTTCCTAAGTTATTAGGAATGCTTGCATTAGGTATTATTGGCCTAGGAATCGGTTTAGTAATTGCACTGCCGCTTTATGCAGTTGGTATTGTTGCAGTTCCATTAGTTGTATTCGTAATCAAGAAATTATTAATGGCTTTAGGTGGAGTATTCGAAGCATTTGAAGATGGTTTATTAGAAGGTGGAGCGAGAGCTCTTAAACAAATTGCAGCGTCAATTGTATTATTTGGACTTGCAATTGCATTATCAGGACCTATTTATTTAGTTGCTGCGCTTTCAATGATACCAATATTATTAGTTCTTGGAATATTCTTAACAATATTTAAAATAATTGCATCTAAAGGTTTAGATAAATCAATCGGCGAAGGTGCTCAGAACTTAAAACAGATCGCCTGGTCAATCGCTTTATTCGGCATAGCAATCGCATTGATTGGACCTCTTTACATCATGGGTGCTGTCTTTATACTGCCTATACTTCTTACATTAATACTATTTGTAGGAGTAATGTGGTTATTATCTAAAGTTGATAAAGATGTGAAACAAGGTGCATATGCCCTGTGGATGATAGGTGTTGCCATCGTTATATTTGGTTTAGCACTTTACTTCTGGCACAAATTAGCCCCAAGTTGGGAAGATATTTTACAAACAATAGTAGTTATAGGTGCTTTTGCATTAATGTTATATTTAGTTGGTCAAAGAGCTAAAGACATGATGAAAGCAGCAATAGCTTTAATTATAGGTGCAGTAGCAATGATTATCCTTTCTGTTGCATTAAAAATGTTACTTGATTCAGTAGATAGAGATTGGGAACAAATAGGAATGGTTGGAGCTATCATTGGAGGTTTCGGTTTAGCATTAGTTCTTATTGGTAACTTCGGTGGAAATATTTTAATGGGTGCTGCAGCGTTAATCGTAGGTGCAGTAGCAATGATAGTATTAGGAGTTGGTATTGGAATTATATTAGATGCAGTTGAACGAGATTGGGAACAAATCGGAATGGTAGGTGCTACACTTGCAATGATTGGCCTTGAATTTGGTTTAATGGGAATACCAGTAGTTGCAGCATTTATTATTTTAGGAGCAGCTGCCGGTATAGTTGCTGGTACTGCATTAGTATTAATTGGAGCTGGATTAGCTACATTTAAAGCTAGTGGTTGGGAAAATGGTGACGAATCATTATTACAATCAGCAATCAGTGGAATAAGAAACGCGTTCCTTGGTTTAGATGGAGATGAAGGTTTCTTTGGTACAATAGCCGCTATCGGTAGTTCAATGATATTAGCAGCTGCAATGGTACCTATTGCTTTAATGTATATACCAGCTGGTATTGCTTTAGTTGCAATTGGAGCTTCATTAGTAGTATTTAAGAAATTAGGATTTACCAGCAGAGATGCTGATAACATGAAATATGTAATAAGCTCAGTAGCTGATGCTTTCACTGCACCATTCTTAAACAAGTTTGGTATGATTGATTGGGGTAAGCTAATGAGAGTTAATATTGGCGTTTGGGCATTAAGCAAAGCAGGTAAAACACTTGCTGGACTTGCTGAAGGTGTTCAAGAATGGGCTAATTTAACAGCACCTGTATGGGAATACGATGAGAAATCAGGTGAAATGAAAGTTAAGAGGAAAGTTAAGCTTACTGAAAGAGACTTTAAGAGAATGGCTTCAGGTATGAAATCTGTAATCAGTGCAATTTCTGGACCATTTGCTGATGTTGGTAAATTGGAAATGGGAGAATCTCCTAATGACCCATTCTATGCAAGTATTTTCGGTGGTAAAAGATATGTAAGTCGTGGTGTTAGAGCATTAAGTTTAGCAGGAAGTACAATGAGTGGATTAGCTCAGGGTGTTCAAGATTGGGCTAATATGACAATAACAGAATATGACGTAGTCGAAACAAAGGACGGTCCAGAATTAAGACCAGTAAAGAAGAGACAACTTAAACAAACTGAAATTGATGCAGCAACTGATAATGTTGCTAGAGTTGCAATGTCAGTAGCAAGAGTATTTGCTGAAATTGGTAAAATAAATGAAGGTGAAGCACCGAAAGACCCAATGGGAGCATTATTATACAGTGTGTTCGGTGGAGATTTAGTTAAATCAGGTGTACAATCATTAGCAGGAATTGGAGATATTATTTCTGGTTTAGCTACAGGTATACAACAATTTGCTGGTATGGAGTTCGTTACAAATAAGATAATGATTAATAGTGAAACTGGAATGCCAGAATTGGTTCCAGATAAAGTAACTAAATTAAATCAAGGTGATATAGATACAGCTGTAAGTAATATTGCTAGTATGGCGATGTCAATGGCATTAGTATTCTCTAAATTAGGCCAAGATGATTGGTCATGGTTTGGTATGCATGGTAAAGATAATGATGGAATTGACCCAGATGATACTAAAGAAGGTATTGAATCTTTAGGTGGTATTAGTGATGTGATTCAAGGTTTAGCTCTTGGTATTCAATCATTTGCAAAGATGCAATTTGTTTCACAAAAGGTAACTATTAATTCTAAGACAGGTATTCCAGAATTAACCCCTGATAAGGTCATTACATTAACCCAGAAAGATATTGATAATGCAATCGCAAATATTGCAGCTTTAGGTATTGGAATGGCAAAAGCTATGAGTCAAATCGGTCAGTACATTACTGATGATATGAAGGAAGAAATGGAAGAAGCTGTTGAAGTATTAGCAGGTGTTTCAAGT